GGCTGACGCCGAAGACCTTGGCCAGGATCGCCAGGGTGTCGATGCCGGCATGCACCTGGCACGAAAGAATGCGCTGGATGGTGGCTTGTGCCAGGCCTTTGCCATCGTCGGTGAATTGCTTACTGCGCTCACGGATCTTGACCTGAGTGTCCAGGTCAAACCGCTTTGCCATGAGCTCACGCAGGTTCGCGGCCAGGTTTTCACGCAGTTCTGTATTCATTTCCGAATACTACAAAAATAAACAACCAAAAAAGGTTTTATCAATAACCGTTTAGGGTTATCATTGGGCCATGAACACAGAATCCATTTCCCAAACTTTCTACCGATACCTCGATGAGAGCTTCGGCCAGCATCAAAAGATCGCCAGACGGGCCGGGATTTCCCAGGCTGCAATCTCGCGGCACTACCGGCGCCAGGGCTCTCCGAGCTTGTCGTTTGTCGAGGCGATCCTGGCGGTTAAAGCCGAAGACGAGAAGGCGAATGCGTCAGCACAGGGCGTCTCCAACGCAAAACGCAGCCGCGTCAGGCGACATCTGAACACAGCCCCGGCACTCGCTCATCCAGGCAAATAGGAGTACGACGATGGCCGCGGCCTGTGCGATTTCAACCCAGGTTTTCCGGGTGAACGCAATGCCTTTGCCACGGGCGCCTGCTGCAAAGAAGCACGCCGATACCCAGCCCAACAGGGCGAACTGTCCCCAGGCGTAGTCAGCAAACATAAGAAGGACTCCCGCAATGAACCATGACACGATGTTATCCCGAGCTGCTGGGACTGGTGGTGAAAAACTCACCATTATTGCGCCTTTGACTATCCGGCAGACCGAATCTCTTGCCAAGGACATCCAAGGCTTGGCTGATTTGCGTGGAATGGAAAAAAGCGAATACATAAGGCATTTGGTTGAAGAGGACAAAAAGGCGCAGCATCGTATTTGGTTGGCTCGGAACCAATTATTTTCTGGCGAGTGCGGATCTGCAACAGATACAGCGCATGACGTGGGAATACGCGAATGAGCCTCGATTGGGTCGCAAGACAACTTGACATTGCCAGCGGCGGCAACAGCCTCAAGCTGCAGGTGCAGCGTTTTAACCCCCACCCGGCCGGTGTGATGCGTGATGGTGGCGCCGCCAAGGATGTGCTGGGGTTTTTGCAGGCGCACCCGGGGCGCTTCTTCACACTGAACCAGATCCTCATTGGCACCGGGCGCACGCCGAAGTCAGTGGACTGGGCCTGCATTTTTCTGCGTAGCACCGGGCGCATTGAGTGTTACCGCGATGACGGGCGCAATTCACGCTACCTGCGCTACGCCGCCATCAAGGAGGCCGCATGAAATCAGGAGACCTGGAAACCGCCTCACCGTTGCAGTTCCGCAACGCTTTGTTGCGCATGATGCCCGGTGCCCTGAGTGACATGCCCGAGGCCCGGCTGGTGGCCGCCCTGTTTCAGCACGCCTGGGAAGACGCCACCAATTACACCGATGCCAGGCGCTTTTTTAACGAGCGTTCTGGCGCGTTCAACACGCTCTGCAGCTGTTGCGGGCTCGATGGTAGCCAGGTGCGCCAGATGTACCTTTCGCGCAACAGGATTGCTTTGGAGCAAGCCGCCAAGGAGGCAAGTCATGAAGACCAATGTGGCCAAGACCAGCATTCGTAACTATGACGCGCTCAAGGCGTCGGGCTTTAACGGACAGCACGCGGCCATTGTCAGCCGCATGGAGCGCGGGGTGATTTATTCACGCCGGCAAATCTCAAAACTCACCGGGCTTGAAACATCGACCGTCGCCGGAAGAGTAAACGAGTTGGTGGAAGACGGTCAGATCATCGTTTGCGGAAACATCAAGTGCCCCCATTCCGGGCGCACCGTGGAAGCCGTGAAGCTGGTCGACGCACAAATGGAGTTGATGTAATGGCCAGAGCACGGAATATAAAACCCTCGATCATGGACAACGAGGAGCTGGCGGAGCTTGACCCAATCACCCGCCTGCTGTTCATTTACCTTTGGATGCTGGCCGACCGCGAGGGAAGGCTTGAGGACCGGCCTAAACGGATCGCAGCGCAGGCTTTGGCCTACGACCGTACTGCTGACGTGGATGCGATGCTTGAGAGCCTACAGCGTTCTGGTTTCATCACAAGGTACACCGCAGCCGGTGTTGCTTGTATCCAGATTACCAATTTCATCAAACACCAGGCGCCGCACGGCACGGAAAAAGACGGTTCATTACCTGACAAAAACGGGATGGTAACCAAGCATAAACGCGGCAAAAACGGTTATGCATCTGGTGAGGTTGAGTTAGTTAACTGTGCTTTAACAGTTAAACCACAGTCCGATAACGCCCTGATTCCTGATTCCGGATTCCTGATTCCTGATTCACTGATTCCTGATTCATTATCGTCACAGGCCGTTTTGACTGAAACTGACATCGAAAACATCGAAACCAGCGACGACGACAAAAAACCCAAGGATCCTTCCGAGTGGATTGTTGTGTTTTCCAAGCAACACGGGGTCGATGTCGATCACCGCAACTTTCACGACCGTAAAAAATTCTGGCCACTTGCAGCCGCTTGGACGAACGCAGGGGTCACCGTGGGGCAAATGCGCGCCGCCTGCATCAAGGCCAATGCCGAAGCCACAGAGCCGATTGCATGGCTGCCAGCTTACGCAGACCGGGTGTTGGCCTCGATGCAGTCACGCCAGACCCGACAGCAAAGCCAACACCAGCCCGAATCCTTCCGAGAGCGCGATGACCGCCTGGCGCGAGAGCGAATCGAGTCCATTTGCCCATCGATCGCTGCCAAGCCTCCGCCAAGTCGCAATGTGATCGACATCACCCCCACATCAACCCCCGTCTTTGGAGCCATCGCATGAGCTTGCCTATCGCCTGGATCGACCGCATTTTTGAGCGCCTGACAGTGCGCTACGGCAACCGGTTCCTGGACCGCTGGAAAGGTGTGAACATGGATGCTGTGCGTTTTGACTGGTCCAACACGCTGGCTGGGTTTGAGGGCTGGCCAGAGGCCATCACGTTCGCCTTTGACCACATTGATGACGAGAAGCCACCGACCGCCGCCATGTTCCGGTCGTTGGCACTCAAGGCGCCCAAGCCCGAGCGCCTGGCATTGCCAGAACCCGCAGCCGACCCAGCCCGTGTCGCTGCTGAGCTTGCCAAGCTGGCACCACTGCGCACCAAACCAGCCGAGTCCGACAGCCACGGCATGAAGGCCTGGGCCTACCGCCTCAAGGCGCGCGATGAAGCTGGGGAGCCGATCAACATGAACCAGCGGCGCTGCTACAAGGCCGCACTGGGGATGACCGCATGAGCTCCACCAAACCCAAAGCCAAGAAGGTTCCATTGACCAGCCTGTCGCCGGCCGAGCGTTCCGCCAAGCTGCTGCAAAAGAAGCCATGGGGCTTTGTCTGTGCGCCGCCTTGCGGTTTGACGGTGCAGGCTCGGGAAATCAAGAAGCTGATGGAGGCGCAATGAATGCTGGACTTTGCAACACAGTTGGCCTGGCTCTTGACGATGGCCAAGTGCCCAGGATTCAAGGCCTATGCCTGGCGCCGCGCGCAGGATCTGGAGGCGATGTTCCCCGGCATTGCGCTGGCGCTGACGAATGCGATGAAGGAAAACCCACCATGATGCGTGTCTACATTGCCGGGCCGATGACCGGGCGCCCTGATTTCAACTACCCAGCGTTTCATGCACAAGCCGCCAGGCTGCGTGAGTTTGGGTATGACGTGGTTAACCCGGCTGAAAACCCGGAGCCGCCTTGCAAGTCTTGGGAGGGCTACATGCGCATGGCCCTGGCTCAGTTGGTGACGTGTGAGGCGATTTGCTTGCTGCCTGGCTGGGCTGAGTCGCGCGGCGCGTTGATTGAGCGCAGGCTGGCGCAGGATTTGCGCATGCATGTGATGCAAGCATGTGGGGGGGTGACGTTGTGATCCCCGTTCGCCTTGGTCGCACGGCCGCCTATGCTGCCCGGTCAGAAAAACGATCGAAGTCGAAATACGGCAACCAGAAAGTGGAAACACCCGAGGGCCTGACGTTCGACTCCAAAGCGGAATATCGGCGCTGGTGTGAGCTCAACATCCTGGTGCGCGCCAAAGAAATCACCAATCTGCAGCGCCAGGTGTCGTTTGATCTAGTGCCGGCCCAGGTGTCACCTGATGGGACCAAGTTGCGTCCTGTGGCTTATGTGGCCGACTTCACCTACCGGGACAAATCCGGCAATTTTGTCGTAGAGGATCCCAAGGGTGCCTCAACTGCTGAATGGGTCATTAAGAAAAAGCTCATGCTGCATGTGCACGGGATCTGGGTGCGGGAGATTCGATCGTGATAGCCAAGCCCGGTGAACTTACCCCCAGGCAGGCCGCATTTGTGCGCGAGTACCTGGTTGATCACAATGGCACGCAGGCTGCTATTCGTGCTGGCTACAGCGCCAGGACAGCAGCGGAGCAGGCCAGCCGACTGCTAACGTATGTTAAGGTTTCAGAGGCCATAGAGTTTTCTCAAAATGCCATGGCCGCCAAGACTGAAACAGACGCTGAATGGGTGCGCCGCCGGCTCAAGGAAGAGGCTGATGACTTTTCGGAGTTCGCCTCACATTCAGCACGAATCAGGGCTTTGGAGTTGGTGGGCAAGATCAATGGTGTGTTTGAAATCGACAATAAGCAAAAGGTCGAGCCCTTCGCTGACTTCCTCAAGTCGCTGCCTGGCAGTGTGTTGGACGTGGCCAGGTTTGTCCCTGATGCCGAACCAGAGGCTGATGAATGACGCCCGATGAGTTACGGCCGCTGATGTCCGACCCGGTTTGGCGGCTGTCAAATTTGTACAAAATCATCATCAAGGGCGAAGAGGGTGAAATTGGCCTGGTGGTGGACTTCAAGCCCAACCGCGCCCAGCGCCGGCTGATGGCCAGGCTGCATCACCGCAACATCATCCTGAAAGCCCGGCAGTTGGGCTTCACGACCCTGATCGCCATTCTGTGGCTGGACACGGCGCTGTTCTCCAAGGATCCGATTCGCTGCGGCATCATTGCCCAGGACAAGGAGGCGGCCGAAGTGATCTTCCGCGACAAGGTGAAGTTTGCCTATGACCACTTGAGTGATGCACTCAAGGCCGCGATGCCGCTGGCCACCGAGAACAAAAGTGAGTTGATGTTTGGCCACAACGGCGCCAGTATTCGAGTGGCCACGTCGATGCGCTCGGGCACCATCCACCGGCTGCACATTTCGGAGTTTGGCAAGATCTGCGCCAAGTACCCGGACAAGGCGCGCGAGGTGGTGACCGGCTCCATACCGGCCGTGCCGCTGTCTGGCATTCTGGTGATTGAGTCCACGGCGGAAGGGCAGGATGGCGAGTTTTACGCCATGACCGAGCGCTCCAAGGCGCTGCACCAGAAGCGCACGATGCTGACGCCCAAGGATTACCGCTTCCACTTCTTTGCCTGGTGGGAGGCGCCTGAGTACGAGTTGGACCCGGAGGGGGTGATCTTCACCGAGGTCGACCTGATCTACTTCAACGACATCGAGTCCAAGATGGGTCGCACGCTGTCGGACGCCAAGCGCGCCTGGTGGGTGGCGACACGGGATTCGGACTTTGGCGGCGATGCCTCGCTGATGTGGCAGGAATACCCCAGCACGCCGGAAGAGGCGTTCCAGGTGTCGACCGATGGCTGCTACTACGCGGCGCAACTGGCGCTGGCGCGCAAGCAGGGGCGCATTCACAAGTCGATCCCGTTGGAAGCCGCACCGGTGAACACGTTCTGGGACTTGGGGCGAGGTGATGCCACGGCGATCTGGTTTCACCAGCGTGTGGGCATGGAGAACCGCTTTGTGCGCTACTACGAGGCCAGCGGCGAGGATCTGTCGCATTACGTGGTCAAGCTGCAGTCTCTGGGCATGGTGTTTGGCACGCATTACGTGCCACATGACGCGGAGCATCGGCGCTTAGGGATCACACCCGACACCAATAAGACCTTGAAGGAAATGCTGGAAGCCCTGATGCCTGGCCAGCGCTTTCAGGTGGTGCCGCGCATCACCAACATTGGCTCAGGGATCCAGGCGACCCGCAATGTGTGGTCAAGCTGCCACTTTGACGAGAGCACCTGTGGCGATGGCCTCAAGCGCCTGGCCAACTACAAAAAGGAATGGGACAAGACGCGCGGCTGCTGGCGCGACCAGCCGCGGCATGATGAAAACTCACACGGGGCTGATGCTTTTCGCCAGTTTGGCCAGGAGGCTGACGGAGGCAATGTGTTCCCGCGCGGGGCCTCGACCTCGGGTGGATTCAAGCGCAGGGGCTCGGCAATGGCTGTGTGACGTGGCAAGGATGGCAACCTACCTTGAGTTCAACTCGGGGAAATTGCCATGGCCGCTACCATTGATACAGCAAAGGCGTGGATGTCGCGCCAGCACGGCGACATCACCGCCATTTACACCTGGGTCAACGATGAGCGCGCCCTGGTGCTGGTGCCCACCTTCCGCAAGAATGCGCCCTGGTACATCGTCTGCGAGTCTGCCGCCTACAAATACGACGATGAGCGCTATCTGGCACACCAGGCGCCCAAAGCCTGCCAGGTGCTGGGAATTGAGCCGTCAACCACCAACTGGGTGCGTATTGCCGGCATCATCAACGATGGCCTGCCTGACCTGATCCGCATTCCGACCCGGCCAGAGGCCAAGCCCGAGGGCCGCAAGTTTGGCGAGCTCAAGGTGATGGCCGATGGCGTGCAAATCGGCGGCGAGGACATCTTGGTCGAAAACGAGGTGCCTTCTTATGCTTGAACAAAAGCCAGTTCGCACCAAGGCCACGGGCGACACTTATTCCGACCTGATGGAGCAGGGCGACAGCTTTGGCAAGGGTGCCGCACCTGGCAGTGACCTGGACTCTGCGGCCGCGCACAAGGAGCACTCCAAGATCATGTCCTGGTATCTGCTGGAGCGTGACAAGCAGAGCACAAACCGGCATGAAATGGCGCTGGACCAGGATTTCTACGACAACCTGCAATGGGATCCGGAAGACGCCGCCATCCTCAAGGACCGGGGGCAATCGCCCTTGGTCTACAACGAGGTCGCGCCGATGGTGGACTGGCTGATTGGCACCGAGCGCCGCGCGCGTGTGGACTGGAAAGTGTTTCCGCGCACCGAGGATGACGTGGACATGGCCGACACCAAGACCAAGGTGCTCAAGTACGTGAGCGACATCAACCGCGTGCCGTTTACCCGGTCCCGTGCCTTTGCCGATTCGGTGAAGGTGGGTGTGGGCTGGCTGGATGACGGGGTGCGCGATGACCCAACACAGGACATCATTTACAGCAAGTACGAGGACTGGCGCAATGTGCTCTGGGACTCGGCCGCCTACGACCTGGACCTGAGTGACGCGCGCTACGTATTTCGTTGGCGCTGGGTGGACGAGGACATTGCCCTGATGATGTTCCCGGACCGCAAAGAACAGATTCACGCCGCCTGCAATGACAGCGGCAACCGTGAGTACGACGAGGATGACGCGACCGGCTTCTATGACGCCAACAGCGACCCCGAGCACAGTGGCCGCCTGGTGGCTGCCGGAAGTTACTCGCGCCATGATGTGCGCCGTTCGCAGATCAAGCTGATCGAGTGCCAGTACCGCAAGCCAACACAGGTCAAGATCGTGGCCGATGGCCCCTTGAAAGGCCAGTTTGTGCACGAACAAGACCTGGCCATGCAGAGCAACCTGCAGAGTAGCGGCGCATCGGTGATCGAGAAGGTGATGATGCGCACGCACTTTGCCGTGTTCACCGAAGCCTCCATGATTTCCATGGGCGCCAGCATTTACCGCCATAACCGCTACAGTCTGACCCCGATTTGGTGCTATCGCCGCGGCAAGGACCGGCTGCCCTATGGCGCCATTCGCCGGGTGCGTGACATTCAACAAGACCTGAACAAACGCGCCAGCAAGGCCTTGTTCTTGATGAACACGAACCAGGTGATTGC